ATCACTTAACCAAGTAGAAACAACAAATGATTTAGGTTCTTTAATCGCTGAAACAGAACGAGCAGTAGATAGCCAACTCACAGCTAATCCAAAACTAAACCCAGCATCTCTAGAAGCTGGTGGTATTGCACAAGCTGTAGATCGTTTCTCAGAACTTACTGGAACTGATAAAGATTTTATTATGTCCGAAGTAAACGCTGCTGGTAAAGATGCAGGTGAACTCCGTAGAATCGCAGCTCGTATGTACACAGTAGAATCCTTGGCAATAGGTCAAGCTGATGAAGTGTTCAAACTAGCTGATGAACTTTCTAAAAAAGGCACAGCTATTACAGATATAGATAAAGCTAACATGGTAGGACAAATCAAGAAGCTTGTTAGTATCTCAGCTGCTGGTTCTAATCTTCGTAGAGGATTTGGACAAGGTCTACAGTCTACACAATTCAAGAGAACTAGATTATCATTAAATGAAGTAGAGCTAAGAAACCAAGAGATTGTTAATGAATACATGGCAAACAATCTTGGTGAAAAGAATTTCAATGTTCTTATCAATAAGATTCTATTAGCTTCTGATCCTAAAGATGCGATCAACAATATGCTTGGACTTACTAAACAAGCTCGTAAAGCTGATCCTAATGGATTCATGGAGAAAGCACAGAACTGGTACATCAACTCATTGTTATCTGGTCCTCGTACTTTCATGAAGAATGCTATAGGTAATATGGTAGCACAGACTCTTCTACAAGTAGAGACAGCTGTTGGTGGTGTGTTTGTAAACCCAGCAATCACTCGTCATGTTATGAAAGAGTTTGCTACACTAGAATCCTTCCGAGAAGGTATGGACTTCTTCTTAAAAGCTTACAAGCTAGATGATCAACTCTTAGACACTGGACGCTCTCCATTAGAGAATACAGCTAAGACTCATCGCCCAGAATATTTTGCAGACGCTGCTCCAGAGCAAACTATGCGTCAAGCTTTCAATTGGTTTGGTAACAATGTTGTAAACATACCAACCAAACTCTTGCTATCTATGGATGAGGTGTTCAAACAATCCCTCTTCCGTCAGAATGCAAAACTAGAACTAACCCTAAAAGGTATGAAGATGGGTATTAAAAACCCAGATGAACTCGCTGACTATGTAGCTCGTGGTATGGAAACCGTGATGGTAAATGGTGAGCGAGCCTTTTCTAATACAGGAATAATTAAATATGCTAATGATGCAGTTGAAAAAATGGATGCAGAAAATCTATCAAAAGGTGGTAAGCGTTTACTACCGTCTGAAAGAGCTGCTAAAGTCCAAGAAATAATTGATGGTGAAACCGCTAAGCGTGGTGACGCTCTAAAGAAATATGAAGACGGAGGTCTTGGTTTTGAAAACTTAGATGAGATAGATAATATCTCAGCTCGTAGTTTGGAACACGCTCGTTACGGTACATTCACTAATGATGCAGGTAAGTCTGCGGAGTTAGCTGGTGCGATTGTAAAGACTGTTCCAATTTTAAAACTAATCTTCCCATTCATTAGAACTCCAATTAACTTATTAAAGTTCTCTTTTGATCGTGCGTTCTTCGCTGGTCCAGAAGTATCTCGTCAAGTTCTAGCAAATATGCCAGACTTACCAATGCTGAAGGAAACACAAGCTACAATCCGTAAAGAATTGAATAGTCGTAACCCTGTAGAACGAGCTAGAGCCGCTGGTAAAATCGCCACAGCTTCTATGATGAATGCGAGTCTACTCTATATGATTCTTTCTAACCGTGACTTTATTACTTCTGGTGGTCCAAAAGATACAGCACAACTTAAAACACTTGAGCAAACTGGCTGGCAGAGGTATTCATTCCGTGTGGGTGATAAGTATTTTAGTTATTCTGGACTTGATCCTTTCGGTACTCATTTTGGTGTACTGGCTGATTTAGTAGACCAGTTTGATGAAGCTAATTCGGAGATCAACAGCACTGTAGCAGAACAAGTGTTCGCAGCTGCTACGATATCAATGACTCGTAATATTACTGATAAGTCATACTTAGCAGGTCTACAGTTAGTTTCTGATGCGTTATCAAATCCAGAAAGAAAGATGGAGAAGCTTGTAAATAATCTTGCAGGTGGATTCGTACCTAACATTTTATACCAAGGTCAATCCCTTGGTGGTGATACAACCACACGAGAAGTTCGTAACATTGGTGATGCGTTACTCAAGAAGTTACCTAACGGTAATGACGCACTTGATCCTAAGCGTAATCTTCTCGGTGAGCCTATCACAGTAGAGAACTACCCTATTGTTGGTCCGTTCAATCCTTCTAGAATATCTACTCGTAAGGGTGATGAAGTGTTTGAAGAGCTTGCTAACTTAGAGCATGGCTTCACAAACCCTCCTACAAAACTAGATAGATTGATAGATCTAACTGATTATAAAAAAGATACAAATCAATCTGCGTATGATCGTCAGTTAGAACTACTAAGTGAAACCAAGATCAGAGGTAAGAGTCTACGACAGTCTTTAGAAAAACTAATAAGAGATAAGCGTTATCAACGACTATCTACCATCTCAGAAGGTGGTGTGAAGAGTCCACGAATCGCTTTGATTAACCGAATAATCTCTAGGTATCGCAGAGTAGCCTTTGTAAAGATGCTTGAAGAGTTCCCAGAAGTGAAAGATAAGTATATGCAAATTCGTCAAGCGAAGGTTGTAGGCAAGTCTGGAGGTTCTGAGGATGTAATAACTAACCTACTAAACTTAAATGAATAGTCCGCACTTAACCCCTGCAATCGCAGTTACTGGTTTACTTGGCACACTTACCTTAGATGGTGTAAATACATCAGTAGCAATCCTTGTGGGCTTGACTACTTTGTTTTACCTTGGTATCAAGATATACAAAGAACTAAAAGATGGCAAATCAAAATAAAGAACTGCTAGAAGAACTAGCTTCGCTTACTATCCAAGAGTTGATAGCAACTATCAAATCTGGAGAAGCGTCACCAGCTGTGCTGAATGTTGCTAGGCAACTACTTAAAGATAATCAGATCACTACAGCGGTCAACGAAGAGACACCGTTGAAGGAGTTAGTACACTTACTACCATTTGATGAAGACGGAGATACCAGAAAAGCTCAAGGACTTTAGAAACTTCCTGTACTTTATCTGGCACTCTCTTGAGCAGATAAAACGAGATCCTACTCCTATACAGTATGACATTGCAGACTTTATGCAGCACGGTCCTAAGAGGGCTGTTATACAAGGATTCCGTGGTGTAGGTAAGTCTTGGATCTGTTCTGCCTTCGTTGTTCACCAACTACTACTAGACCCTGCTAAGAACATCTTAGTTGTGTCTGCATCTAAAACTCGTGCCGATGACTTCTCTACTTTCACTCTTAGACTCCTTCATGAAATCCCTCTTCTCAAGCATCTTAAACCTAAAACTGATCAAAGATTTTCAAAAGTTAGTTTTGATGTTGGACCTGCACCTGCGTCGCATGCACCTTCGGTTAAGTCTCTGGGGGTTACCTCCCAACTTACAGGTAGCCGTGCTGACATCATCATTGCAGACGATATTGAAGTCCCAACTAACTCAGCCACGCAACAAATGCGAGACAAGCTCTCGGAACAAATAAAAGAATTTGATGCTATTTTAAAGCCCCTAGAAAGCTCTAAGATCCTTTTTCTAGGTACACCGCAGTGTGAGGACTCAGTGTACACGAAACTAGCTTCTAGAGGGTATAGCCCAAAGGTATGGACATCTGAGAAAGTGTCCTTAAAGAAGTCTGAGCTGACTTACAACAATACCTTGTCAGAACTATGTGTTTCTGATGAGAACGAAGGTGAGTCAGCTGAGCCGTCTAGATTTACCGACTTTGATTTAAATGAGCGTAAAGTGTCCTACGGTTCGGTAGGATATGCACTACAGTTCATGCTTAATCCTAGCTTGTCTGATGTGGATAGATTCCCCCTCAAACTAGGTAACCTTATAGTACAATCTGTTGACCCAGATGTAGCTCCAGAGAAACTAGTGTGGGCTAAGACCCCAGACTTAGAATGGGATGCCCTACCTAATGTGGGACTCCGTGGAGATCGTTACTATAGACCTATGAAGGTTGTAGGAGATATGATTCCGTACACTGGATCAGTAATGTCTATTGACCCCTCTGGTAGAGGCTCTGACGAGACTGGTTATGCTGTAGTAAAGATGCTGAATGGTACTCTATATGTTCCAGAAGCTGGTGGACTCAAGGGTGGATATGACGAAGATACCCTAATGGAGTTGGTAAACATAGCCAAACGAAACAAAGTTAACGCTGTTGTTACAGAATCTAACTTTGGTGACGGTATGTTTAACCAACTAATAACGCCCATATTTACACGAGAATACCCTGTAACCTTAGAAGAGGTACGACACCACACTCAGAAGGAAAAACGGATTATAGATACCTTAGAACCCCTTCTAGGTGGTCATAAGTTGGTTATTGACCCTACGGTCATAGAGAACGACTACAAAACAGCACAATCTTACCCAGCAGAAAAACACCTGCACTATATGTTGTTCTATCAGATGACGAGGTTGACCAACAGACGAGGCAGTATTCGTCACGATGACCGCCTTGACGCTCTGTCAATCGCTTGTAACTACTGGGTAACCCAAATGGCTCAAGATGCTGACAGACAAATCAAGGAAAGAAAACGAGATTTAGTTGACGAAGAGCTAATAAAATTTAAAGATGCTTACTATAAGCGAACTAACAGATCAGTTAACAGCTGGTTTTAAGTAAATTATCCATAACTAACGACCATGTCAAGCGAAACTTCTCCAGACCCCCTAGAAAGATTAAAGGCTATTGCTGGAGAACACTTTCCTAACTATGTTATTATAGTAGATGACGATAATGTTATAGAAGGTTGCAGGTTTGCTTTTAATAACGAGTTCTCAGCTACTGGTCTTGTACTTCGTGCTAGTAAATTACTACGAAATGCAGAGTGTTCTGATGTTGACAACGACTGGATCTGGGTAGAAGATGACGATGATGACGAAGAAGCTTCTGAATAACTTTCATATGTGTTCGTAATTGTTCATGTAATTCTGTGTATGTGTACTTAGCACCTCTGTTCTTACAATGGGGGTGCTTTGTTTTTGTTAAAAATTTCTGAGAGGGTTATATACGCTGTGGCGTTGCTGATGACCCCCCATAGCCCTCTAATAGCTTCGTAGAAGCTAAGGTGACCCCTTCGTTAAGTTATAAATAACTTACTTTTAACCTTCTATGAAGGTTACTTAAGCTTCTTTGAAGCTTGGACAGCGATTGGTTCGGTTTCTTTTACTCATCTGTTTGTTAACAGATGTTTTTTGTTTTGATCTTACTAAAGTAAGATTCAGCTAACTACTAGAATGGTACAACCATTATAGTAAAGAACGATTCCTCACTACCGTCAAGGCTCTAGCACGGAACTTCGTTCTCAGCGTGGAGATTCCTAGACAGTAGCAAAACCAACCCATAAAGGGTTGACAGATCGGTTATAATATAGGGATGCAAAAAACAGCAACACAACCAATTACCATAAAGGTACAGGAAAAAACTAACTACGGCAACACGCTGTATTATGTGATAGACGAGCGTCAGAGAGATGCTCTCTACTACTTGACCAAAGGTCAAAAGACGCTGACAGATCGTCAATGCAATGCCCTTGTTGAACTAGGGTTCAATGTGACAGTACATCATCACCAACCATTTACAAAGTAAACATATGAAATTATTATCAGTAAACTCAGATGCAAAAACTTCCAAAGGAAGTACACAGGGATACCTTACAGGTATCTTATACCTAGCTCCAAGTGACGAAGCCAATGGCAAACGAAACATATGTCCACACGCTTCAGAAGGATGCAGATCAGCGTGTCTCTTCTCAGCAGGGCGAGGTAAATTCAGCAATGTCAAATCAGCTAGAGTCAATAAGACTCTTAGATTTTTTGATGCTCCAAAGGATTTC